ATGACATTCCTAAACTATGTGGGGCGCCTGAATGAGTATGTCCTACTGGTCCGCCAGCATGGAACATTAGCGGTCCTAAACCGTAAGCACCATTACCAATGCCACCCGTAGAGGCGCCAGAGCCTGCAAGACGCATGGGGTCTCTGTCTATGCCCATTCCTGGGCTTGCAAATGGCTTGCGTGGCTGCTCAAGCATCTGATGCATGTAGTCTGAATGCTGTGGGACCGAACCGCTAAATTTAAGTCCTGGTATTTCTGTTCCGCCCCAAATATCCATGCCTGGGCTGCGTGGCCCAATAAATCTTGAAAGTTCTCCCCAATATTGACCGAAAGGATTGCCTATAGGTCTTCCAGATCTAGAGTAAGGAACACCTGGTTTTCTTTGTCTTGGTACTGTTAGCGGACCCTTAATCCAATTTCCAGAATCAGTTAAGCTGTTTACAACTTTTCCACCTTCTGCAAACTTCTTTATGTTTACCTTTGTGCCTGCAAAAATTCTTGACCCGCCCATATATTTTGGATCATTTAGCTGTGGATTCATTTCCATTAATTGCTTGACACTAATACCATACTTTGCAGCAATTGCAGATAATGTATCTCCTCTGCCTACTGTGTATCTATCATTTTCATAATCTGACTTAGCATCATCTGCGCTGTAATATTCTGGTGTGCCATATCCATACTTAATAGTATCTACTGGCTTATATGAAGGTCTTCCAAATCCTACAACTGGAGCATTCTTCATATTGTATTGTCTTACTTTTGCATGTACTCCGCCGCCGCTTCTTTGACTTCCAGAACCTGATGTATTTCCTTCTATAGTTGAAACTGCATTGCTACTTAAAACATTTCTTACTAACCCTACGTGAGAAATTCTATTAACGCCATCTCCTGGGAAATCCATGAAAGCTAGATCTCCACGCTTTGGATTCATCTTTGTCCACTTGCCACTCTTCATAAATGACTGAGCTCCACCAGGAGTCCAAATCATGCTTGCTAAATCTACCCCAGCATTTTTTGCTGCCCAATTTATGAATGCTCCGCACCATGCTATGTATCTGCTCTGCAGATCATAAGCCTTTTGTGCAAATCTACCAAATATAGTGTCGTTGTTTTTTCCTTCTTTATATCCAAGCATAGACTCAGCTGCTTTAATCATTGAGTCTACTGTGCCTAGAGTGCTTTCTTTTCCGCCTCTCATCTTACTTACTTTTCCGCCGTTTGCAAACCTACCAGCATTTAGAGCATCAAATGTTTCTGTTCCATACTTTTCAACTGATGAAGCTTTAATTACATATTCACCGTTTGAAAGGTATGCTGGAATTGAATCTGAAGTTCCTGTTCCTGGGCCTCTTACATCTCCGCCGCCTTCATAATTAGCTGCATATCCACCCATTGCAAGTTTTCGGGCTCTTGATGGGAATATCTTTGCATCATATCCAGACTCAACAACATATTTAACTCCATCAACTTCAAAATATTTACCCTTTTGATATTTATTTGTATTAATAATATATGTCAGTCCTGCTTTAGTTATTGTTCCATCTTTAGACTTTAGTGGTGCTGCTTCTGCGGCAGTTGTTCCCCCTGGTGCAACTTTAGGAAGAGTTGCGGCGTTAACCTTAAATGGATCCTCTTTTGTTCCACTTCCAGTTCCTGATGTCGCTCCAGCAAATTTATCTACTGCAAGAATAAACTTATCTACAGCTGATGCAAATGCTACATTTTTATTATCATTTACTGCCTTTGCTAAAGCCTGTGCAAGCTGAAGTTCTGGAGACATAGCAACTGGCTTGCCACCAGCTTGTGAAGGAGGCTGGTTAATTGCAGGATAGTTGCTAAGCATTTCATCTGCAGCTTTTTTAATTGATCCGCCAGCTTCTCTCATTTCATTAAAGATTTGAATTAGAAGCTTTTCGTCTGACTTAGAGAAGTTGCCTCCTGGATTTCTTGTTACAATATCATTTATTCTTGCTCTAAAGTCAGCAATAGTGGCAAGGTCTGCAGACTTTTTAGCAGCTGTTGAACTTGCTGTGGAGTTATTTTTTTCTGCATCTTCTAATATTTTTTGCAATCTTTCAATTTCTTTATTCTGTTGCTCAATACGCTTTTCATAATCATTTGAAATTGATTCTCTTGTAATCTGTCTCTGTCTATCTTCTTGCAGCTTTTTAATGTTAAGTTGAGATTGAGCCGCAGCCGCAAGATCTCCAGCAGCCAAGAACTCCTGGTATCTTATCTGCTCTTCCTTTAAAGATTTAGCAAAATCGGCTTCGGCCTGTTGAACATCCAAAAGCTTTAATCTAGCATTTCTTTCTTTTTCTAACTGATCTATAACCTTTTGGATTGCTTTTATTTTATCCTTGTAATAATCGGCATCAAACTTTGCAGCAGCTTTTTGAGCCTTAATTGCATTTTCAGAGGCTTTCTTTGCTGCATCATAAAGTTTTGCTAAAGCAGAGAGGGGGTTATTTGAATCTGTTGATGAAGTTACTTCATTCAAAGCGCCCTGATATGCAGCAAGTTGTCTAGCAAAGTCTACAGCTTGTTTTCCAGTCATAGCTGCAATATTTATCTTATCTGCTAAACCAGCTGCGTATATCGCTGTTTTTGCATAAATACTTTGAAGAGTTTCTCCATTTTTTAATATAGTTGCATAAACTAAATTTTGTTGTTTAAGACCATCTAAAGTCTTTTTATCTATTTCATTTGTTGCGCCTTTTATTTTTCCTATTTCATCCAAGGTCTGCTTAAGTGCATCAGCTTCTGTTAATTCTGTTTTTCCATCTTCTCCGCCTTTTGATCCAACCAAAGAATCTTGGTATGTAGAAAGAACATTAATCATATTCTCTACACCAGTATTTAGCTCTTCTAGGAATCCCTTACTTGTGCTACCATTCATTGCTATTATTGCATTTGAAACCATTTTAACTGATGCTGCGGCAGCAGATGCTCTGTCTGTAATTTGTTTAAATGAATCAGAAGATATTGCTGAAACTGACTGACCTGATTTATTTGATGCAGCAATTAAAGCATAAATTTTATTTGTTGCTTGTTGCACAGACATTCCCATAGATACATATTGAGACTTAAGCGATGTAGCTAATTGATTAACCTTAGATGAATCTATATTATTAAACGCTGCTAAAGTTTCTGGCATTTCTTTTTTAACTCTAGCAGTTTCTTCTCTTAATTCTTTAATTGTAAAAGTTAATCCACTTATACCAGTTTTTGTATTTGAGTCATACGATGCATTTGCTTTAGCACGCTGCAAATCTAACTGGGCATTTATATCTTTTAATCTAGTAGATAGGTCTTTGTACTTTCCAGAAAGACCTGCCTCTCCTAAAGTTTTTTCATTAGCTCCAAATGCTAGTCTATTTGCCTTACCAGCATCTTCATACTTTTTCTTTAGATCTAATAATACTTTTCCTAAAGCTATTGCAGATGTTACTGCTAATCCAAACCCAGCAAACTTCATAACTTTTGATAATGTAAGTGTTCCTTTTATTAAAAATGGCAAAATTGATGCTACTTGTCCTAACATAGAGCCAATCATAAAGCCCGTGTTTCCACCCATAGCTTGTCCAGCCACTCCTCCGCCAACTGCTGTTGCCATGCTAAATACTTGAGCTTTAGCTCCGTATGGATTTATCCCTGACGAACCTTTTGTTATTGGAGTCATTCCCATTTGAGTTGCTAAAGGAGTTTCGTATCCAGGCATAGTAGGAATAGCAGGAAGTCCATATCCTGTTCTGTTCTTAACAATATCTCCGCCTGGAATTATTCCGCCTGAATTTCTAGGAACAAATATTTCTGGTCCGTTTTCTCCAACAAGGTAAGGTCTGTTTGCATTAACTGGACCACCCATGGCACGTGTACCGTCGACAACTGTTTCTAGTTTTAATGTTCCATTTTCATAACCAACAACTCTAAACTTTCCTCCAAAAATAGATTCCTGTTCGGATCTTGAGTTATTAGGTATCTTTTGTCCAAACGGTGCTGAGAATTTTGCATCAGGGAATATGTCAGAAGCTGGAACAACATTTCTATTTCTTACAGCTGCTTCTATAAGTATTGATGAGCCATCTGGAGACTTTCCATGTCCTGGAGCAAACAGAGAAGCAACTCCACGATTTTTACTCCATGATGAACGACGCATAATAAATTCTTGGCCAATAAGTCCAGATAGGTCTCCACTTACTCTTGCCTGATCAATTGCTTCTATAATATTCTGAGGAAGAGGGTTTGCTCTATTTTTACTTAGCTTTATTCCTCTATAAAGAGTTCCACTAAATTTTCTAGACAACTTCTTCATTAAGTCTGTAGCACCTGGAGTATTTAATATTCCATAGTTACCAGCCATGTATTGACGAAGTATATATTTACCACGCTCTTCTTCAGATCCAATTGGGAACTGAGGCATAACATTTTGTCTTGCAAATCTATCATCTTGATAAATTACTTCCCGTGTCCACTCATGATCATCTTGTCTATTTTTTGGAACCATTGTTCTGCCAATTTGAAGTGGACCATGTAGTGGATCTTGGTTTCCTAATGTATATTGATGTCCCTGTGGCCAAAATTGTTCTTTTGGCTTCCACCTTGCAGTCAATCTAGCAATTGCACTAGATGCTAATGATGGAACCCCATAACCATACCTTCCTCTTTGTATGTTACCTCCTGGGATCATTCCTCCAAGATTTGCGGCAAAAGGCATGGCTGCTGAATTTTTGGAGAATCTAGTCATTGCTCCGATTTCTGCAGAGTTTACTAGCTGTCCCCACATGGCTTCATTCATTAAGCCATTTCTTTTTTCTACAAGGCTGTTAAGTCTGGCGGCTGCAATCTCTGCAACTTGTTGTGCTTGAGCTTCTGGAACACCTATATCTTTTAGTTTTCCCAAAAGACTTTGCATGTCTTCCCAGCCTACATCTCTCCATGCATCTTTCCAGCCTTTTCCATCTGAAGTTCTTGCTGGAGAGCCATCGCCTTTAATTTTTTGATTAAATCCTGCAGTGTTTTTTACCCATGTTGTTGACAAAGCATTTAGTGTTGAGAATTTAGTACCTTGTGGTACCGATACGCCTAAAGATCTTAGTACTGATACTGGAATCTGATCTTCTGGGCCGTACCCTAAAGATGCAAGCCTTCTTACAAATGAGGGAGGGAAAGCATGAACCAGTACATCTCCTTTTTTTGTTGGAGTAATTCCGTATCTTTTATTAGTTTCATCGGAATAAATTGCACTAGATCTTGAACGTGCTGAAGAATATTGTATAGAACCTGATCCTGGTTCTGAGACAGACTGTGTATTAGAACCAGTTGTATCCCATCTATTTCTGCTGGCCCTCCAATATCTTGTTCCTGGAGATCTACCTCCTCCTATCATAGAAGATCTAGATAAATAGTTGGCAATTAAAGATGCTGGATTTAAACCATAGCTCTTTTTATTTCTAGAGATATCTCCACCAAAAGCATACCCGTTATTTGCTGCGTCGACTGCAGCGTATAGCTCTGGATCTCTATGTATTCCTGGACCAAAAATTGTTTCTTTTGGAGTCAACATGGCTCTCATTGTGGATCCGCTATTGCTAAATGTTGACGGTGCTGCAGCAACTAAATCTTTATTACGAGGATCTAGTGACGCTCCTTGATTTAAAACATACCCATCTAATGGAACATTTCCAAATCTGTCATCGTAATTAATAGATGATGGACCAGAAACTACAGTCTTACTTGGGCCAAAGTTTTCAATGTTTCCACCTGCATTAAATCTTTTTGGTCTTGTGGTTTCAATGCTATATGGAGCACCATATGTTTTAACTCCAAGAACCTTTGCAATAGAATTAAATAATGTTCTTGTTCTTCCTGGACGAGTAAGCTCTTTCATATTTGATTTACCAGTAATTGGATCAAATGCTGGTTGAGCTACAAGTGGGAGCTGTGTTAAGTTAATTGATCTTCCTTGTGCAGTAGCAACTTCTGTTGCTGCCTGCCCCATCATCATTTCAATCTGTCTATTTAAAGCAACAACTCTTGCTCTTGCTTGATCAACGGTTATCTTCGATGCTTGTAACTGTGCAACAATTTCAGCAGATTCAGTTGCGGCTAAAGTTGTTATTCTTGACATTTGAGGAAGAAGGGCTTGATAAGAATCTGATAATGAAGTTGTAATCAATCCAGTTGCCGCAATTTCACGCTTTAATAAAGCAATCTCTGCTTCGGATTGCATGGCAAGTGCGCCAGTCATTGCGTGCCACTTTGCCGCTTCTCCTGCAACTATTCCAGTAGAAACACCCTTGATTGAAGATACTCCAGCAACTTTTGGTAAGTCTGAACTCATATACATCTGAGGATTATTGCTAATTGCATTATTTACTTTAGGTGCACCTGGAACAATTCCAAATATGGTTTGTGCTTCTCTTTCAGCTGGTGTCATAGCTGAAACAGGATTTGGGTGAGAATAAGATCTTGTGTCTTTTTTAGATATGTAGCTACTTGTAGGATCTACTTCTCTTATAGCTGTTCCAGTCATAACAACCTGACCAGCAACTGTTGAAATTGTAGGAGCTGCGCTTACGCCAGAATTTGCTCTTGCCTGCAATATTCTAAACTCTTCATTTAAGTTATGTAGTGCTGTAGATAAAACGGATGCTGCTTTTGCATCACTATAAAATGTTGTTTCTAATAAATTACCAGCTTTATTTGCAGCTAGTATTTCTGGAGTTAATAACTTCCAGCCTTCTCCGCCTTTAAATAATGCTCTAAAATAAGATGCGCCTTTAACAACATATCCCAAGAAGTTCGCCAAAACACCTGTGAGCATAATTATTGGGCCAGTCAATGCTGTAAATCCTGCAGCAAATGTTAATAACTTTTTGATTGGGTCTGGTAGCTTGTTTGCAAATTGAACTACTTTGTCAATAATATTTATAAAGAAAGTTCCAATGTTTAAGAACTGCTCTCCTACTCCAGCTAAGCTGGCTTTTAAAGATTCTAATGCTCTCTTATATTTACCAGATGCAGACTCTGTAATTTGAGATAATTCTCGGCTGGCAATATTAGCTAAATCTTGTGTACTGGTTTTCATTAAGTCTAGTACTTGTAATGTCTGACTTCCCTCTTTGCCTAGGTTTTCAAATAGTGCAGATAGTCTTGCAAACTGGAACTTTCCAAAAAGCTGCTCGATTGCTTTTGATTTACTTAGTGGGTCAAGTTTGTCTAAAGCAGATTGAAGCTCTAACATCATTCCAGTTAGATTACCAGAATTAGAATTAACTATGTTTTCAAGATCAATTCCAAATCCCTGGAACATTTCTTTAGCTACTTTAGTAGGATTAATAAGAGACGCTAATGAAGACTTAATTGCATTTGCACCTTCAGATGCATTTACTCCGCCCTCTTTCATTGCAGTTAAATATAATGCTAAATCTTGGACTGATCCGCCAAGACTTTCAATTACTGGTCCTGCTTTTGGAATCGCTTCTACTAAATCTGCAAGAGATGTGGATGTCTGGTTTTCAACTGCGTTTAAAAAGTTAATTGATTCAGAAAGTTCTGTTGTATTTTGCTTAAAAGCTGTCTGAATTGCAAGTGTGGCTTTCATTGCTTCTTGTCTATCAACTTCACCAAGTATGGAAAGTCTTGTGGTTTCTTGAGTTGATCTTATTAGATCTTCGCCCTGCTTTCCTGTTGCAGCAATATCTGCAGCTAGTGCGATTGTTTCTTTGTAAGATGCTCCGTAAGCAGCTGCCAATTCTCTTGCTGTGGCAGAAACTTCTTTTCTTACTTTTGCTAACTCTGTTGCAGAAGTTTGTGCAACACCACCATAAACCTTTGTTAATCTTACGAGCTGCTCATCTGCTTCTCTAAATGCTTTTGACGCAGCAATTCCAAAAGCTGTTATGGGTACAGTCAATCCTACAGTTAACTGGCGTCCAGCCCACTGAGTATTTTTACCCCAGTTAATTAATTGAACTCCGCCGTCTTGAATAACTTTATTAAATATCTGCATCTCTTGCTTAAGAAGAGCTGCTTTATTTTTAGTAGCATCCAGACCTCTTGGTATCTGAACGTTAAACTGCATTAAACCTTCGGCATTTCTACCTAGTGGCTGAAGTATTGCATTTTGTAATTGAACTTGCTGTCTTGCTAACTCCCTAATCATTCCGCCTGAAGTTTTTGTATGATCCGAAAATGTTCTATAGTAATCTCTAAGCTTAAGTCTGCCTTGATCTAGATTTTTTCCAAATCTTTCTACGTCTGAAGAAAGACTTACGAAGTGGGTTGAGAACTGACCAGTGCTTCTAAGTGTTGCTGAAAAGCCTTGCTGGATCTTTGCTGCATCCATTGCAAGTGATTTATTTGTTGTTGCTAAAGCACCTTTTAATTGAGCGAGCTCTGCCGTAGCCTTTTGCACATTAGCAATAAGACTTGAGAAATTAGCATTAGCTACTATATTCGTAACTATTGTCTCATTGGCCATATATTATATGTTACCCCACTTCGTATCCCAAACCTGCTCCGATTCCAAATCCATTCTCTGCGGCAATTGATCCTTGTAGTGAAACAACATCGTCACCACTTGCATTTATTCCTAGAGCTCTTCTTTGAATATCTTCAAAAGTTGGGCCTTCTTTTTCTTCTTCGGATTCAAGGTTGATACCTTGAAGTCCTGCTAAGAATTTTCTTTCTTTTTCTTCTTTCTTATTCATTGATTGCAAGGTTTGAATAAGTTCTGGCATTGAAAGGTTTTCTTCTAGCTGCTCATAGTTTTTCCAATGACCTAGAAGAAAAACCTCTCCAAGTAAAGCGGCTAAATCTAGTTCTGACCAGCCAGAACCGCTGCCGCTAGAAGGTTTGGGTCATCCATCTTTATCCCACCACATACTTCTAGAATACGATTAATTGTAGGAACATCTAATGCATCTTCTAGTGCATCTCTATCTGCTACCAACTCTGGTAACTGCTTTTCTAATGCTACTGCACATGCATCAATAAGGATGTCTAATGTCTCATCTTCTGATGTTGTATTTGCTGTTTTTTGAATAGCGATCATAAACTTGCGAAGCTCTTTAATTGTTAAAGGCTTTAGCTTTACGGTTGCGCCATTTTGTAGTTGAATTTCTTCTACGTCATAGATTGTAGTTGCCAATTTATCCTCCTAGGATTGTCTTAATTATTATAACAAAACACCTTTACTAATACAAGCAGAAAGCCCCCATTTCTGGGGGCCTTCCAATTAATTTAAATTAATTAAATTATTATGCTGGTGTCCAAGTACGGTCAATAATCTTACCGTATTCCTGTCCTGCGTATGCAGAATCTCCTGATGGGAGAAGACGGAATGTTACTGGGAATGTTGATGCTGCGTTACGAGCAAGTGAGAATTGTGACTGCTGTACAGACAAAACTCTACGTGCATAATAAACACGCTCTGAAGTTGCGCTTGATGTAGTTGGTGCTTGGCCTACTGCAATAAGCTGGCGCTCTGTTGGAGCTGATCCAAGAGCACCTGCCTCAAGTCCTAGAACTCCACCACTTAGTGTTGACTTTCCTTGGCCGAATACAACTAGAATATTTTCTAGAGTACCTTCTGCCATTTCTGTTGCAATCATAACTTCCATTGACTCCTTGAACAGCTTTGCTGTGTCAAGAAGCTGATCTACTGTTACTGAACCGTATGATGGGTTGTAAGTAATCTGAAGACCATTGTTTGTGTAACCTACGTTACGGTATGCTGCTCCATCTACTCCACCTGCTGCATTAGTATCTAATGCATTTAGTGTTGGAATATATGATGTAGCTGTGTTGAAAGCTGGTACCTTTGTAGATGGCTTGACTGCGCCATTTGCAGCTGTTCCTGCTCTTGCAACTCCTGGCTCCATGTTATCTACATAACCTGCTGCTGTTGAATCATCTACTGACAAAAATAGTGGTGAAGCACCAACTAAAATATTCTTGGCATTACCTGTGTTTTGTGCCATAATTTAAAACCTCCTGTTTATAATATCAATATTAAATTGTAAAACATAATTTGGCTGGCTAGGCCAATTCCTCTAGATCCAATTTTAGTGTATAATGCCCCAAAAGGCAAACTAAATGAATCGACCAGAATTGTCTGTTATTCTGGAATACTTTATTTCTAGGACTACGTCTGAAGACAAAAATCCCTGAATTTCCTCAGAGGGTGATGTTGGGGATATGTCAGCAACAAATATGCTATGGAATTTAAATAGGTCTGAGACCATATCTGAATTCCTAACATCCCTTGCCGATTCATCCATTCTCCTAAACTCATCAATCATGAAGTTTCTTATCTCATTAATCTCTGATATGTCTGTTGAATATATGGTAAATAAAATTTGTTCACAGCATATTAGCCAATTGTCCTCATAAGACATTCCTATCTTGTCATAGACTATATGCTTCTTGCCGCTTAAGAATTGATTTAATTCCGCCGACTGCTGTACGGGAATTATAGGAATAATCTCTTTACCTATATTGTCTGAATAATAATCACTGGCATCAAATATCTCGTAATTTAAAAGCTGAGACCATAAAAACTTTCTTATCTCAGATGATGCATCTAATTTATAATTTGCTGTCATAGCATTGATCCTCCAAATGATGAAGCCAATGCGACGTCTGCTTGTGCCCTGACAGCATTTGGCGAAAATGAATATTGAACCTTTTTAATGTTTGCTGGAATTCCAAGTGCCTTTGACATTGCTCCATTGAATATATTTTGAAATCCAGATTTTTTAATTGATAAATTAACTAAGTCGCTTTTAAAGAAATGTGCATATGCCATCTTAAAGGATCCAGTTGTAGCAGCCCCTCCAGGCCTTCTGACGACCACTGAAGCCCCTTTGGGCATAAAGACGGTATAACCATTAACCTCAAACACAAGGCGCTTAGAAGCCTTTGGAGAGATTGTTATGGGGTTTCCTAATTCCATTACAAAAGCTTTGTTTGCAAATACATAGGAGTTCTTAGATCTTTTATCTTTAGGAACTTTAGTTTTTGAAAGCTTAAAATCATATGCTATTCTAAAAGATAATCCGTCTGAACCAATTCTGTTTAGCTTAAATAGTCTTCCAGATTCTTGCCCTGTTTTTTTCCATTCATAAACATGGTGAAAGGACTTGGGCTTTGTTCTTGCCTTAGCATCTATATAATTACCAAAATCTTTATCTATCTGATTATAGATCATTGTTTGAAATTTATTCTTAAATCCAGTATTGCTCATAAGCTTTGCTATTACATTTGATTGATAATATAAAGCAGCAGATATTTGTGCAACAGTTGTATCTTGTAAGTTTGTACCTACAGTGCCAACCATTAATTTTTCTAGTCCGCTTGCGGCTTGAAGTAGAGCAACATTAGATTCCAATTGTCTGATTCTCCGACCTTAGAGCCATAGAGCTGTATCCAATAACCTTTCCGAATGGGTCGGTTATAGGTGTAGTGCCAGATATCTCAAACACAGTTGGAGTGTTGGAAGGGAAATTTATTTCTGTCCATATTGGGTTATTTTTGTTATCCCTAATGTTAGTTATTTTCTCTCTCGAAGTAAGTCTGTCAGATGTTCTAATTTGTATGATCTGTTCGTTAGAATATTTATTATTAAAAACCTGTTTATCTCCAGACCTAGAGGTACTTGAGTTTGATATGATTCCTTTTGCATGGCACTGTAGTGTTTTATAAAAATGCCATTCTTTTTTTATAGCCCCAGTATCTGGATCCTGCTCGTCAAATTGTCTGTATACATCTAATTTCATCAAAAGAACTGCATCTATAATTCCTTGCATCTTATATTACCATTGCCTGACTAATAACATAATCTGATAAAAGCTTGTCTGCATAAGAGCATCCAGTTCCAGTATAAATATCAGAAGAGTAATCAAACTTCCAGTCAAATGTTTGAACTGACTTTAAATACTGATCTTTCCAATGCCTATCTTTATCAAAAAAGTGTCCCATGAGCTGTATGCATGCTTGCTCAACTTCATCTGGAACGCTAGCCCAACCAAATCTTCCAGAAACTCTATATCTTGAGTTGTTTTTAAATGCCCCATTAAATGAAATATCGTTTACCGTAGGTGGAACCATTCCATTTGCAGTGTATACAGTGTTGTCAGTCATAAGAGCAGTATCAACTCTTATTCCAAATCCGCTTTCTGAAACTACTGTAGAAAGGCCCCAATTATTTATTTGATTAAGATTATCTACCAGAAGGTAGTCTTCTACATGCAGTGTGTAAAGGTTATGGATTTTTGCTGGTAGCGGTAAAGAATACGATCCAGAACCATAAGCCACTTCTGTTGAGTAGTAAAGATAAAATTTTTGTCCACAATAATTTTCGATTATTTTTCTAGCATACTTCTCTGCCATTTGAAGCTCATGATATGTTTTATATTCAGGATCAGATTGGTCTGTTCCAAAATTTAAATCCTCAATAGCCTCTGCGAGGTTGGCGTATGGTGTAACTACATCAGCATAAGATATATGATAAGAGCTTATTCCATTAACTACATATCTCCAAACCATTTTAAACTTTCTATTTCTATCAGTATATGGCGTTGGTAAAACTATTTGATATGAACCAAAATCATTGTCTAGTTTTGTAGCCGTAAGATTTAAAAGAAGGGTAGTTTCATCAATGGCGGGGAATACCAGTGGGTCTTCAGTAATATCGTAGACTTCAACAGAAACATTTCCGTCTGGGTCTACAATTTCACCTGCCCAAAATATTTTAGTTTTAATTGGTGCATTACTATTAACATAAATCTCTGCCATATTACATAGGGCTTAGTTGTAGTACTCTTGAACTTCCTTTGGAGTAGCCAATCTAAAACCCTCCTCCTTATCAAAAATTTCTTGTGCTGTCTTTGGATCCATTGCCACAAAAGGATGTTCCTTCGTAAATGTGTGACCTTGAATATCGTATCTGAAGTTAGCTCTTGTCATTCTAACAAGTACATCATCCTCATCTAATTCTTTCTTTGAATCAAATCTAGGCAAGACCTCAATCTCTTCTGAATCTTCTTCAATATCTTTAATTGTCTTCTGGTACACTGACCATGTGACGCCTTCTTCTGTGAAAGCTGCAATTATATCGTTCTTATTTTTTAAACCTTCTGTATCAACGCCGAAATCTTCGGCGATTTTCTTTAACTCAGATACCTTTAATGTATCAAATGACATAAAATCTCCTTAGTCTAAGTTATTTAATTATAGCATTAGTCAATTAAAATGAAAAGCCCCTAAAATTAATTAGGGGCCTTTCTTGCAAGTCTTCTTAATAAATTAAATTATGAAGCGACTTTAACGTTCTTAACTACAACCCAAGCATCTGCTTGCTCGATCTGGACGCCAACACGAGTATACATTGTGTACTCGATTGAGTCCTTACGTGGCCAGAAGAATCGGTATACAGTTACGTCACGCTTAACACCAATAACAACGTTATTTGGGAATGTTAAGTGGATATCACCGTGTGAACCTGATGCTGCTGAATAGTCACCAGTCTGTGTTTCTGGTAGCAGTGGAACTTCAACGATTGGAATACCAAATGCGTATGGAGCTACATATCCTGCTGGACCTGAAACTGGAGCAACCTCACCACGGATGATGCCTGAAGCAATATCCTGTGGGTTGACGTTCTGGATGTTTTGTGATGTTGAGTATAAGTAATCCTGAATCAAGTTTGAACCTGAAAGGAAGCGAAGATCTGTTCTGCGCTGCTTGTACTTACGTGGGAGTGCCTTAAGAGCTGAGTTAAATACTGCACGAGAGATACCAGCACCTGCTGCGTCTACTACGTGTGCATCTGACTTTGCCTTCTTTACAACGCCATCAAATGCCTTATATAGGTTATCTGATGATAGTGATGTATTTCCGTTAAGGACTACATCTTCAATGTCATTACCTGCCTGTGTTGCCATCATGCGTGCAATGTGATCTTCTAGATCTGGACCTTCAATGTTGTCTTCTAGAGACTCTGTTGAAAGCTCCCAATCCAAGCGAAGCTTCTTTGTTGTAAGAGAGATCTTTGAGAATGTCACTGCTGCGTTAGCTGCTGTGTTATCTCCTTCTGTTGCGAGCTTCATAAGCTTCTCACCAACGGACATACGATCAATCTCGGTTGTGTCAGACTTCATTCTAACAGTACGTGCGACTTTACCAATTACGGTTGCGTCGAACATATAGTCGAGGAAGCGAGCTGATTGCTCTGGGTTTAGTAAACCACCGTTGCCATCTTCTGACGCTGTGTGGATTCCTGTTCCGCCTGAAGCGGATGCAAATGTGCCAGTGGCTGTTGTGCCTGCTGCAATTGCTTTTTCTAATGTTTCATTGCTCATTATATTTTTCACCTACCTTATTATCGAATTAAATCTGATACGGTACCGAGGAAAGAACCGTTCCATTTAGATTTTGTTATTGTTACTTCCTGAGATCCGCCAAGATCTGAGGACTTCTTAATTGCAGTCTCTGATTCTACTGCATCGACACGCTTTGTTACACCATCAATCGTGCTCTTGATATCTGCTACAGCATTGCTTAATGCTGTGTGTTGTTCTGCCAACTCTGTGATTCTAACTTCTACAGCCTTGCTGAAATTTTCAACAGTTGACTTAATTTCTGTCACCTGTGCAGCATTTGACTCTGTAGCTTTAGCTAGAGTTTCTGAGAAAAAGCCTTTTAGATCGCCCATCATCTTTGCAAAATCAGGTTCATCAACCTCAACTTCTGATACATCGGCTGCTTTTTCGAGAGAATCGGCAGAAGCGTCTGCTGCTGGTGCAGCATCTACGTCAGCAGGTGCTTCTTCAGCAACTACTAGTGTTTCTTCGGCAATAGCTTCTGCAGCTACTACATCTTTTTGTACATCTGACACTTCATTACCTCCTTCTACGTTTGCCTGTTTTGCAATTTTTTGTGTTTCAGGCAACGGTAATCTTGACTTCTTAAATGAATCAAGAATCTTATCTATTTCGTTTGATTTGTTTACATCTGAACTTTCGACCCAACCAATTAGTGTTGCTGGCTTTCCAGAAACTGGAGAGTCGAATGTCTTCTCTGTTGACATAAATACAGAGTCACTTTCTTCACAATAAAAAATATTTTCTGTTACGGTTTCTGCTGCCATTCCTTTAAATACAAGCTGGCCATTCATTTTAGAAATTGAAAGAACATTGCATAATTCATTTGCTGGTGAATCAACTATTGATAACTCCATTAAGTCATATCCCTTAATGAATCTTACCTGTTGTCCTGTTGCTTTGTTGACTTCATTATCTGATTCTGTAATCTTTCCGCCGATTGAAAATCCTGTAAGTGTGCCATCTAAACATTTTTCCCATGTATCATTTGCACCTTTTGATACATATACGTCTACATAAATTCCATTAAAGAAACCCTTTGAGATTGGATCGTAATAAGTTTCTGGTCTAAATGAAAGCATCTTGCCGACTGCAAGCGGTGTGTGCATCTCACGAATATTTCCACGGAAACTTTCAAATGCTTTTAAGCTAGCTTCTGATGTAACTACATCGCCAGTTTGATCTACGTTATCTAGTGTTGCAAAACCTGATACGGTTCTCTTCTCACGGTTTACCTTTGTAAAAGGAACCGATAGCTGTATGTTTTCACCATTGGAAGACCAATGTGACTTTTCAATATTCATATGCTTAATTTTATACTCGTACGCATCAAAAGGCAAATAACAGTTGAGTAGGTCTAGTCAACCTGTCTGCCGTCGCCTTTTGCATTTCTGCCTTCTCCTGAATTATCTGGGGAAGTTGCGCTTCGGTCCTGAGTTCTTTTTCTGCTATTTGTGGCTTGGGCTGTAATTTCTGCTGCATCTTCAGCTTTTAAATCAACCATCTCGTCCCCGCCATCAACGGGAACCATGCCCTTTCTAATTCTAACTTCATTAGGGGTAATGACCTTCATTCTTAAATATCTTTCATCAATTTTAGATTGAGTGTCTTCATCTGTAAGAGTGAGCTGATTAAATTTAATTAACAAAGCATCTGTTTTCTCTTCAATAATTTTATTTAATATTTTCTCCAAAATCATCTGTGCTGGGGCACAAACCTGCTCTCTAAATGTTTTATCAGCATCACGGGCTACGGCCAAATTAACACCCTCTGGAGTTCCAAGTTTATTAATAGGAACACGGTGAGCAAGCAATATTTCATCTCTATTTGCTTGTCTATATTTATTAAATGAGGAGTCTTGAGTATTTGCCTCAACTGGCTCCATTTTAAATTCAACCTTTGAATCTGGAGTATCTGCTGGAAGTGGGACATATAGAGATCTATGATTCTTTCCTTTTAGCCCAACCTGGAAAAATTCTAATAACTTTCTTTCTGCTTCAGGAGAAAGCTTTGCCCCTTTTACTGTTACTATATATCTTGGCACCGCTTTATTTTCAAAATAATCAAGATTGTACTTTGCCGCAAACTCATTACCAGCAAGGGCATTTGTTGCTGCCACAATATCTGGTATGCCATAATAATTATTTGTTGGAGTATATTTTTTTAAATGAATAACTTCATTTGGTCTATCTGTAATTCCTGCAATCGGATTTTCTGTATCTGAGTCTCCAAAGTTTCTAAAGAATACAGCCTTACCGTAAAGCAGCTGAATGAACCCATCACGTAAGCGACGAACTCTCATTGTCTTTGCTGGAATGTGACCAATATAACCAATGTTTCCACTTGTTGTTCTTCCAATTTCAATGTAGCCGTTTCCAGTTACTTCTAAGTCTGTATACGCCTTTTTTAGAGTTTCAATAAACAACTCTTCCTCATTTGTTTCATCTAGCCAAATGTTTAGGTCTTGACGCAATCTATTTAGCTTCTTACGTGCACGCTCTAATTGCTTATCATCAGTTATTGAATCAAATGCTTCATTTGTTTTTCTTGTCTCAACAAAGTCATAGCCTAGGCCTACAATGTTTGAAACCTTTGCGTTTACCGCAGAATAATTATATGTAGAAAGCTCATAAACTCTTGAAAGATAATCTAAGTTATACGGTGGCTCGATTAAGTCGAACATAGCATAGCCAGTAATTGCTTGTGCTAAAAGATTTTGCTGTGTTCCAGTTCCATCTTGACCAACAAATCTTTTAGAAAACTCTCTATTCATCTTTCTTCTAAAAGAAGTACTTAGTCCGCCAACTTTTTTTAATGCGTCAACATCTATTGAAAATGGATCATTGTTTGTTACAACTTCTTTATTGAGCAGTGCCCAATCCATCGCATTTGAAATATTTATATCGCCATTAGATGTCTCGTCATTAATAAATTCCATTTTACCTTAAGCCCCTTAATTTTTTCATTTCGTCTTTGTGATTACCAATATCAAGGGGGTCTGGAACCAATCCCCAGTCTAATCTTTTTTTCTGATACTCAAATTCTTCATCATCAATTTTACGTCTTCCAGAAAGGAATTTAGGCTGACCTTCATGAATTCCATATGAACGAACTTCTCTTGCAAGGGCATCCATTCTAGATCTATTTCCTTTTTTAGATGTAATAGAAAGGAAGTTTCCGTCGTCGTCACCAATCCATCTTCCGTCTGGCATTTCCCATACGTATATGCCAAGAGTAGTTTCCTCTTCTAGCATTTTGGTGTTTATTGTTTTGATATCCATAAGACTTTTATTTTACCATTCTTTAGCACATAAGTCCAGCTTTTTGTTACACCTTGGTACAAAATTAAATACTTTTAACCACTATCCAGTCATAATCATGCACTTGATAGGCATTTTCTGTCAATGATATTGACGTATCTTCTGCCAAGGTGGATGGCCTTTCCGTATAAAGAGAATAGTGCTCTAGCGCTAATGTTGAGCTAAATGCTGATGGGTATATTGCTATATTCTTATATAGATTTCTTGGACCAGAATTTGACCATGTTCCATTAGTTACTTTAACATTAAACCATATTTGAGTGGAGATTGCTGAGGATAAAACTATAACAATATGATATAGTTCGTCTGTATCCATAAATGAATTTATATTAGTGGCAGTGGTTCTATTTACCCCATTTACATATATTGCTGATATTCCGCTTTTTGTAACCGCCCCAGTATTATTCCATGAATAATATGCTGAATCATGGTAGAAAAGATAGTTGGCAGAAAGACTTATTGGAGTAAAGAACATCTCTAGTGTCTGAACACTCATTAATGTATTTATCGGGAATCCAGAATCATATGGCCTAATTCCATTATTTTTGTTTCTCATAAGAATTGGGTAATTATCTGAAGATAAATCATAATCCCACAATGCTAGGTTTGACTCTTCTGGCTCAATGTCTTCTCCATGATTATCTGCAAACAATAACTTGGTTGAATAAAAATTAAAAGACAATGAATAAAGCTTTGGAAAAAACTTTGTTATGTCCGAGCTGTTTAAAGTTATTTTTACATATAAAACTCTATCTTCTGCAAAGGATCCATCTCCGTATACATAGCCTGGAATTGCATCTCCATTAGAGCATGGATCATAATTTATTCCATCTGTTCCAATTGCTACTGATACACCTTTTGTTCCGCTCCATTCAACTTTTGAGGACATAAAAGATATGGCACTTGGCACTGAAAATATATCATACAAGACTACTTCATTTAAATCGGTATCAACAGTTATATAATCTTCAGTATCCTGATGATACAAACCTTCTGCTTGAAACTGATTCCATTTTTTATTATACGGGTAAGAATAAGAAAATGTTTTTTTAATTGATCTGTCAGATAAACTAAATAAAACCCCTCCATCTGGTCCCGCTATTTGTATTGGTGCAATTCCACTAAATAAATTAAAATGCGATTTGGCTTTTTCTTGAGTCAAAGCATATCTATATACGGCTGGGGCATCAACAATAAATGAATCTAGAGAACTGGAGGTTGGACCAATTTTTGGGAAAAAGGAGTCGTTGGTAAAAGTATACTTATCATAAAATATTGAACCAGCTCTTTCTCCATTTATGAATAAGCTGATTGAAGTTGGGGTATAGGTTGCACATATATGCGAAGACTGATTTATTGAAGGAAGTCTAAAGTCTAGTCTTTTATTTTCTAATAAAAAAACAATGTTGCCGTCTTCGTAATAAATTCCTATGTCGTTTGCATCATCTGCAAAAATTGGAGTAAGGGTGGTAGAAGATATTTTTGGATAAACCCAGCACTCTAATGTAAAGTCATTGTCTGAAAAATATTTAGTAGCCAGTCCTCCAAGAGCGGAATCTCCATTGTAGTCATATTCTATGGGAAGCTCAATTGAATTTAAGTTATTAATTAAAGATCCCGAAACCCCGCCAGAGACTAGGGGAAGTATATCTGTCGTTAAAGATCCTATGTAGGTTCCATTATTTCCAGAACCAGATGTATCAAAGGCGGTTGTGCCAGAAGATTCATCCAATGGCCAGAAGGCTATCGGGTTATCTTTTATAACCTGCAATTGATACGACATATAATTATTATACCTTAAATATTATTCAGTGCCATCTGAGTAATACGGACGAGTTCTATTGTGATACCAGTTTGGCAAAGAATACCTAGTTCCTTTAGTAACAGCATCTACCTCATGCACGTATACAAAATTGGATGGGAAAAACATAATGCTGCCAGATTCTGGCTTAATGTCTATCCCAGCATGTGGAAATCTAATATTGCCACCTTCGTAGTCATCGTTCAGATAAAGAAGTGCTGATAAAACACGACTACTTATTCCGTGATCAGAATGTGCTGGAAGGAAGCCGCTTTCCTTGTACTTTAAAAGATGCATTGTTTTTTCTCTAGACTTTATATTTTTTTCTGCGTATGGATAAAGAGTAAAGTAGTGATTAAGCGCTGTTTCTAATGCATCAAAAAGCTCAAAAGATATCTCATACTGCTCCTTATAGAACATATCATTTTTGTCTATGTCTTCTGGTTTTGGTAAAAACTTTTGCCAACAAAAAACTGTTTTTTCAGATTTTCCATGATCATAGTCCCAGGCTTTCCATCCTTGTACAAATTGAGATGCGTATGAATCTGCCTCACTTCTTTTTTGCTCTAGGCTTTCAATTTTATCTATAATAGACTGTGGATCTTTTATTATTTCATTATACTTAACAACGCCAAGCGCAAGCTCTTCATATCTCATTAGCAGCCCTCAAAATCTGGATCTTCAAATTCTTTTTGCGTTGATTGCATAAAAAGAGCGGTGTACCTATTGCCAGACTTAATTTCTGATACACCGTGCAGGTAGTCATAGTCATTTCCAGGAAAGAAAACTGCAGAATATTTTTTAGGCTTTAAGTAAAAATTTTGTTTAGGGAAATAGATTTGCCCACCCTCATACTCATCATTAAGGTATATAACAGTACTAAATTCTATGAATGGCTCTTTATCTATCGCATCTATGTGCGGATCTCCGCTTTGTCCAACAGACCAGCCAGAGCCAAAAGACTTTGTAATAATAACATCCTTTTCGGCATTAAAGAAATCTTTTTGAATAAGATTAGATTTTTTTGCATAGGACCTCAATATGTCAATAACCCTTTTATTATAAGGAAAGGCTGTTCCACCATTTCTTTCTGAATAATAATCTGGATAAGAATTTATTTCTGAAGGGTTTTGTATTTCTGAAATTAAAGACATTGCATCTTCTTCGGTTATAAATCCTTCAACAACCTTAATTTTTGTCATAAGTGTACCCATAAATCTTGAACGTATCCTTCTTTAGAAACCACTGAAAGCGGAGTAATATCATAAGCTATTGTTATTCTTGGCTCAGTAAATTCCCAAGAGCCTATACCGTGAGGGTGACCAGTTTCTGAAACTATAGCTCTGTTATTTATATTAATATTTTCAAATGGGTGCTCGTTGTTTATCTTGTAGTAGGTTGAGCCTGGCTCAGCATTAACACAGTAGTATCCGTGGAAAAGTGGTGCTCCAAATCCATTTGAATGATCGTGATAAAAATTTGAATCATCTAAATTAACAACCTTTGGCACTCCGTCATTGCTTTCAACGTTAAACCATCCGTGAAGCATAAACTCTTGGGATTCAAAATCAATGCCATAATATTCGCAAGCCTCTCTAGTCATGTCTCTTAATGCGGACTGAAGATTATAAATTTCTTTATTATGGAAATGGAAAATATTAAAAAAAGAATCTATTCTTTGTGGATTATAATTAGAAAAATAAGACTTTGGGGCCTTTATTAAATCGCTAACTGGTAAGCCTCTTACTCTGCCAGACTTTAAATCCTCCTGCTTTAAAAGCAAATATTTATTCAAAGAGTCCAGATCATTGTCAAGATGTCTTTCAAAAAACTTTTGTTCTTTTTTCATAGTTTATCCTAGTCTATTACATTTGTTTTATTGATATATCTCTCTCCGAGAATACTATCAAATTTAGATTTTCTTATATTATAAGAAACATCATTATATTCGTACTTATTTTTTTTAAGGCCCACTTCTTCTGCTATTGCATTATAGTTATGATTTAAATTAAATGGCACATAGTCTACTGTATTTAAATCTATTGTTTTGTCATCTACTATTTTACTTGAAACCTCATATACAGTCAAGCCGTCTTTTATTGCATGGTAGTACACGTATTCCTGCTCTCCATTATACTTCGCAAATGCTGGGGCTTTTATTTTTAAAGCAGAGTCCTTTTTGGCAAATATAAAATTCCTATTTATTCTTGTGCCTACTGAAAAATCATCCTTGGCCAAATTGCTTTGAGTAAGCAAGCAGCTTTCATTTTTATCTAAAAACAATATCAAATTATTTAAATGCTCTATATCAATTTTTGTCTGGTCTCCTATCTGCAAGTAATAGTCGAACTTAGATGTCAATATAAAATGTTTTTTATATTCTATAGGACTAGATATTGAATCCCATGGAATATGAATGTAATTTAAAAAAAATCTATTAGGCTTATATTTGTCTTCTTTGTTAATACTGCTTTGATCAATAACTGTAAGCATTACATTGTAGTTATTAGAAATTTTTTCTACCAAACTAAATAATTCATCTAAATTTTTCTTTTGATAAGAGTAACAAAATACGCCAATATTTTTTTTCATATCTTAGACAAATAACTTTTTGAAAGGTCGTGTGTGCTATTTTTAATTCTGTTTATTAATATATCATAGTTTTCTTTAATATTATATGGCAGATTTTTATTTTCATGAATTGGAACGCTATAAATTCCAGTAATATCATGTTTATTTCTATCTATAATACATGTGTTTGAAGGTCTAGTATAAATTGGGATTCCATTTTCAATACAGGATAGGAGAATGTCTTCTTCTTCCCCAAAATAGACTAGGTAGGATGGTAATGATATTTTTTTAATTACTTCAGATTTGCCAAAGATAAAGTCTCTATCTATAAAATCTGCCTTTAAAAAGTATGGGCCTCTAGTATATTTTTTTTCTAGGTAGCCATTAACCTTACTATATGACATTTTGCCTTGTCCAGAAACAATTGCTTCAGGAAACTCTAAAAGAAAATTAATTATTTTTTTGTTCCAGCTGACCGAATATGTTGTAGAGTCAGACATAAATGCAATATAGTCGGCAGAAGACTTTTCTAAAAATTCTTTTTTGTATAGTATTGGTGATTTTGAAGAAAGAATATCCACTTTATTATAGTTTATGTTTATATGGCTGTGTTCTTTTTCATAAAAGCTTTCAGTTATATGGTTTTTAGACTGATCAAAGACTGTTATATTTATTAAATATCTAGGGTCACAGTTTGTAACCATACTTCTAACGCTTTTAAGAAGATGCTCGTTCGAGTAGCTATAAATAAATACATCTACCGATTGTTTGATCACAACAAAGGAGTCCAGTGCTGTGGCGCAGCCTTTGCATTAATTAGGGCTGCTAATGGCATTATGTCGTAGGCAATTGTAACTCTAGGACCGTCCCAATCCCAGTCTTCCATTGCATGAGGGTGACCCATTTCTGAAATAATCATTCTGTTATTTTTGTTTTTGTTAACAACTGTTTCTCCAAATACCTTATAGTGAGTATTAGATGGCTCTGCATTAACACAGTAGTATCCGTGGAAATAGGGAACCCACGGACCGCCATGATCGTGCCAGTCTAGCTTTCCAACCTTTGCATAATTTATGTTAAACCATCCTTGAATCATGTATTGCTGAGAATCAAAATCTATTCCGTAATATTGGCAGGCCTCTTTTACTGTGTCAGATACTGATTTAAATAATTTATATATGGCAGGATGATAGAATTGAAAAACATTATACTCTCTCCATTTAATTGTTGATATGCTAGAGGATTGCAGCCAAGCATCTTGGTCATTAACTGCAGTAATATTTTTTAACTCTAGATTTTCCATCTTATAATATTGCTGTTGCATAAAATTTGCTAAATCATCTAGATCATTGTCTAAGTGTCTTTCAAAAAACTTGTGTTGATGCCCAGTAGGATGTGGGATAGATTGAATTGGAAAGTCTTCCATTTAAAGCTCCTTTGTTCCGTATAAGTGTACCATTTTTTTTATTATTTATAAACTTTTCTTTGCCAAGCATAACCCTTATAGTAAGAAAATATCTTTGACCTTCTTTTTTCTTCTTTTATTTTATTTTTCCATATTTTTTCTTCAGAAAACTCTATTTTCATTTCCCATGAATCTCTCTTTATTGGAATTATTTGAAATAAAGGGGTTCCTTTAGGTATGGTTCCAGTAAATCCCCTCTTAACAAAAAATGATATAAATACTGGCAATCCCCATACGTCAGAATCAACAATACCAGATAGAACTGTAAAGGGAAGGTCATGCCTATTCAATGGATGTGTTATTAATACAGAATAGTCTTTCGGCGTTTCGTAGTACCAATGCATTTTAAATCCAAAATGAACTGGGTGATGCTGAAAAGGTACTGCCACATCGATCATAGGCCTTTTGTCGCACACCATAACATCGTTTTCCCAGGATAGGATTGGAAACCCTTCTTCATCTTCAGAAATATGAAGGTCGTCTGTTAAAACATAAAAATATCCAGAGCTCATGGCATCAAAAAATGGCATGCATAGTTTTGTTGAAGATGCGCTGCCATCTGTGCCTCTATCATTAATTGGGTGAAGGTCTTTCATTTTATTTGAATAATAAAATCTAGAAAGCTTTTTATACCAGTCTGGTATCATCGATATCGCAGGAACTGGGGGCAAGGTTGCGTGATCTTTTGGATCTGCTGTTGCAGTAAAAATTATTTCTTTATTTCTTTTTATCATATTCCCTCTTTAAATTCTTATAGACTTTTTTATTTGGATAAATATAAATGTCATACATATATGTTCCTCTTGGTATTATGGTGCATCCATTTTCAACTAAATGCTCTTCATTTTTTAAAAAATAAAAATCTAATAAATCTGAGTTTTTTATTTCTTGAGTTGTGCCTTTTGTAAATTTACCAGAAAAATATTTAAAATAAAAAGAGTTACTATCACTTTTTATAAAGTAATCCATATCTTCATCAATTATCCAGGGCATGAAAGCCCTAAATGAATCTTTAACTAAAAACATATCTTTGTTTTGCTCTTCATATTCTGATGGATAAAACTGTCTTAGCCAGGGCTTATCTACGCAATAAACTTTGTTTTTATAATTTACAATATAAATGTCTGAATAAGAATACTGCCTAATTACAATTTCTTTTTTTGTTAAACTAATTATCTCTGGCTTTACCCCAAAATGGTGAACATACATGTTTATTGGTTTTAATAAAGATTTAGCATACATATTATCTACATCTTTCCATTTAACCCACTCTCCTGGAAGAGAAGATAGGGATATAATTTCAGAGAACAATCTGTTTTTCATTTGTAGCCATGACTTTGAATATTGTGGAGGCATATGTATAATCCTTAAAAGAAAATTACTTAAATGTTTTCTTTGACCAAAACTTCATCCTGTAAGCATTTTCAAATACAGTTCTTACAGCTGAAGTTATACCTTTAATCATATCATCTGAGTTTTCATCTTCTAGGTAGTTTGCTTCCCAGTCATTTCTTTGAAAAGGAATAACTTGCAACATTGGGGTTCCCTGCTTTATGAGACCAGAAAATCCTTTTTTAACAAAAAACGACAGGTATCCATCTGAAGGATATTTGTCAGTATCTACTACTCCAGGTATGGCAAAAAGCGGTGAGTTATCAGAATGCATAGGCTGAATAAATAGGCAGCTAAATCCAGGAGGAGTTTCGGCAATCCACATGGGATGAATTCTTATAATGTCCTCATGGTATCCGTCTGGAATTGGATAGTGAAGAATTTGTTCTTTAATATGAGTTGTTAAAAGCTGGCCATCAAGTTCTGGTGTAGACAGCTTAAATGTTACTCTTTCTCCAGTTGCGTCTATAAATATATCCATTGGTATTTTTAAGTAATATCCAAATGTCATGGCGTCAAACACTGCCTGACATTTTTTTACAGTTAGGCCATACTCGCCTTTGTCTCTAGACAATCCGTCTACGTATCCTGGTTGTTTTTTCCACCAATTTGGTAAATTGCTTGCACTTTGTACTGGCTCAGGCTTTGGAAAAACTTTTCTATAAACTCTAGACCTAGGAATAAATTTGATTTGATTCATGAATTAATCATACCACAATAGTTAAAAAATTGGAATCCATTGATTGGGCATTTGTGAATATAAGGATTCTGCTACAGATACATTAAAACAAAGGGTTCTGGACTCTGTTTCAGCAAGTATTTTTATTTTAGAACTAGAATTAAAAATATTTATATCGCCAGGATTTAATAATATAACTCCACCACTTTCTTCTTGTATTTCAATAGGCTTATCTGATAAATTAATAAATCCAAAAAACATATTAGTCATTACTGGGGAAAATGAATTAAAGCTTTCATTTATTGAAGGTGTAATTAATTTTGATCTTATATAAAAATAGTTTCTTTCAAAAGACAGTCCTGAATCCTTGACATTAATTTTAATATTTTCAATACATTTCTTAAACATTTTATAAATAGATGGGTCTGGTATCATAAATACCTCTAGATTTTCTACAAACTTTTTTTTATTTAATTTCACATCAAAGTTTATGCCGCTATTTGCATCAAATGTCTCATAGGTGTTGTTTGCCAAGGCCGTGTCAATAACTTTATTTATATACTTAAGATTCATTTATATAATCACTTTCTGAATACCAATAGGCTGGTGAAACTGGGTCTCTGGTTGAATCCATTACCTTTTTATTTAAAGCTGGATCAATCTTCCAATTGGGTCTCCAGTGTGAATTTTTTCTTACCATATTTCTGTCTTTTTCATTTAAAGTTTTGCTTAGCGCCAAAGCCATCATGTCGTCGGCAATTGGTGTGGGATCATTTGGATATGATGTACATATACCTGTTTTAAAATATAACAATGTTCTGGTTAAAGGCCCTAAACTTGAACCAATTCCCATTCTTCTATATCTATGAGATGTATAAGCTCTATTAAACTGTCCATCTTTTTGCCATGTTAGATATGCATCTGGAGTTTCATTCATTACTGTATTTGAATAAATAATTGTGCCTTTGGGATACATATCATTTATATATAGTGCACATATACCGCCGTGGCTGCTTTTTTCATCAAATATAGTAAATAGAATCCAAGATGATAGAAACTCTTTTGGATATTCAGTATAATCTAAAAATGCTTCGCCTTCTATAAAAACAGGAGTCATTTTTATTTATACTAACTAGGATTTATTATATTCTCTACAGCTCTTATTCTTGCAATAAGACCCGCCTTTATTGAATCTTCGTTTTCAACTAGTTCGTATGGTTCTGAATTTAAAAGCATTACTGCTGTCCATGCAGACTGAAGATCACTTAAAGATTGTGTTTGTTCCAAAAGAGCAACTGCGTCTGAAGCCTCTTGTATGTATCTTTCTTCATTAACTACAGAGTCATAAAGAGCCATTAAAGCTTCAGTTAAATCTTCTCCTGGAGCAGTTACAGCATATTGCTTAATGTGTTCTAAAGGCTGAGAATCGTGAACAAGTATGTCTCCTTCAATAAAGAAAACATCATAAGGCTCTACGTTAATACAAACAACTAGCTCTCTTTGAGCTAAAACTTGTATAGAACTTATTGGAACCCAATCTAGTTCTGCTTGAGACCAAAGTAGGTCTGTATCTAGCATATCAGTAACTCTTTCAAATTTTACTACATCTATGCCATTCTCTTGTCTTTTTATTAAAATATAGTGTGTATCTGAAAACTTTGATCCATTTATAACATAAACTTCATCTACGAAATAGGCTGTTAGCCCCATTACTGTAGTTTCTTTATCTGTATTTACAGAAATGTTTGAGCTTGACCAACCGTATTGAAATGAATTTAAAGTAGATCCAGAATCTAAATCTGTAATATCAGCAGAATAAAGAACATCTCCAACTTTTAGGCTGATTGCTGGAACAAGTCCCTCTGGGTCTTTTAGCTTTATCAATGTATTTGAAGATACGGACTTATATCCCTTAACAAACGGCGTAAATCCAAATGGCGTGAATCCGAATGGCGTGAATCCGAATGGCGTGAATCCGAATGGCGTGAAACCGAATGGCGTGAAGCCAAAAGGTGTGAAGCCGAAAGGTGTGAAGCCGAATGGCGTGAAGCTAAATGGTGTGAAGCTAAATGGAGTTGTTGTAATTTGATTTGAGTTTGAAGATCTTGCTGAGGTTCCATTTGCATTTATTGCTTCAACATTAAAATACCAAACAAAGTTGTTTGCTTGTCCTGTAAAGTCAGCAGTAGTTCCTCCAGTATTTATTGAGTCTGGAGCATTTCCTCCGTTGTCAAAAACATTGTAGCTTGAGATTGCCTTTCCACCATTTGATGGAGCAGACCATGATGCACGATTATTATTTTGACCGTTATTTACAGCAGATAATCCAGTTGGTGCTGCTGGAACTGTTGTGATTGTAACAGAAGCGGTTGCAGATGATGATTCAGACCATCCATTTGCATTATAGACTCTACCAGTAAATGTATATCCAGTAGCAGAAGCCATTCCAGCTGGTGTAACTGGGCTAGACCCATTAGTGGTTTCAGACAATCCGCTTGGAGTAGCTCCATAATTTGATATTACTTTACCTCCAGTTGCACGAGATGTAACTGTAACAGTTGCTGATCCATTATTAAATGGTCTACCAGTTCCAACATCTACGGCAGAAACCGTTGGTGACTGTGGAACAGTTGTAACTACAAGTGGGGATGTCGCAGTTGTTGGAGCAGAATTTCCAGAAGCATTTTTTGCTACAATTTTTATCTTTACATCGTTTCCTCCAGTTATTCCACCAAGTGTGTAGCTAGGAGTTGACGATCCTGTATTTACTGTAACTTCGGAAGCACAAACTCCTTGGTTGCATAATTCATAAATTACATCATAGCTAGTAGCTGCAGGAGAATCTGCTGGTAGTGTCCATGAAATATTAACCGCACCATTAGTATAAGACCTGTTAAGTCCAACATCTGTTACTGTTACATTTGTTACTGTTTTTGGTGCCAAGAAGTCGTTTGCCGACTGACTCATTCTACCTGCTTGCTTTGACATATTTATATTCCCCTTTAATTTATATTATAGTGCTAAATCGCCGAATACTAACCATCCAGCTGCAGTTTTCATTGCTGTTACAACTGAGTTTGTTGTTCTAAACTTCAAACCTGGTGTTCCAACAACTCCGTTTGTTGATTCAAACCGTGCACCAGTTGATGATTCCTGGTAGAAATCAATTGACTGTCCAGTTGAATATCCAGATGATGGAAGAGTAATTACTACTGCTCCAGTTAGAGGAATCAATTGATCTGCCCGTCCTGTTGCAAGTGAGTGGGCTCCTGCTGCTATTGCAGTTGGAATTGTGGTAATAGAAGGAACGCCAGCCTTTGTCTGTGTACCATCTGTAAATGCTACTCCAGATGCTGCAACTGTTACTGTTCCAGTAAATGTTGGATTTGCAATTGGTGCTTTTAGATTTACATTTGTAATTGTTTCGTATGTTGTAGAGGCTGTTGCTGTAGCAAGCTTGGCGTCTAACTGAGTCTGAATATTTGATGATACGTTATTTAGGTATTGAAGCTCTGTATTTGAAACATCTCCAATTGTTGCAGAAGACGCTGTAAATCCAGCTACTTCTAAGTCATCTAATGAACCTTGTGTAAAGTCTACTGTTGTTGAAGGCTCTGTTGTTACACCCTTAAATAACTTCCACTTGGCATCAGATACGTCTCTTACAAGACCTGCGTGCTTTGCTGCGCCATCATTGTATCCAACTACAAGACCAAGGTCAACTGTGTTTGCTGCATTTTGATGAGCAAGCTGGAGCATGTTATCTTCAATTGTAATAGATGTTGCTGATGCAGAAAAGTTTGTTCCGTTTACAGTAAAATCTCCGTCTACAACTAAGTTTCCGTCCATCTCTACGTTTCCTGTAAATGTTGCACCAGATAGTGAAGCTTTAGCTGCTAAATCTGTAGTTAAGTCTGCAATCTTAGACTGAGCAATTGCTGCTGAAGCATTAATGTCTGCGTTTACAATTGTTCCATCTGCAATTTTTGCTGAAGTTACGGCGCTATCTGCAATTTTTCCTTCAGTAACTGCTAGATCAGCAATCTTTCCAGTAGTTACTGCAAGTCCACCGATTTCATTAGTTCCGACTGAGTCGTCACCCATCATTGATTGTGATATTGTGTTTGCAGGAAGAGTTACTGTTCCTGTAAATGTTGGTGAATCTAGATTTGCCTTAAGGTCAAGTGCTGTTTGAGTTGCAGCTGAAACTGGCTTGTTAGCATCTGAAGTATTATCAACATTTGCAAGACCTACTGAGGTTTTTGTTAGTGCTGCAACTGCTGTTGATACTGCTCCGTCCGCATAAGTTTTTGTTGCAAGTGCTGCTGTGTCAGCAATTCCGTGGACATTTGTAGTATCATCATTATGTGTTGATACTGCTGTTGCAATATCGGTTGCCACAGTTGCGCTTAATGCAAGGGCTGCTGTGTCTGCAATGCCGTGAACGCTTGTGGTGTCTGAAGTATGCATTGAAATTGCTGATGCAATATCAGTTGCGACAGTTG